GGACATTGGTGAGGATCTCGCCCCCAGCGGTGTAGCCTGTGCCAGACGTTTCACCTGTGAGGGTGTAGGCCGTGGTGTCTGCACCAAGAGAAGCAGCGCTCGTATAGAGCGCCATCTTCAACGTGTCGGTATCCAGATCATGGATAGCCAGCCATGACTCCTGTTTGAACGAAGAGCATAGCGTTTGTACCAGAGCCATTTAGACCACCTTCGTTCTGACCTGCCCAGTACGGTACGCGTCTTGTCTGTTCTTGCCTTCGCCCAGGTTCTTCAGCAGGGTCAATGATTGGACGTACTGCTTGTCCGTCTCAGCAATGATGTCAGGCTCTTGCTTCATGAACCGCGCCGCTTCAACCATGACCGCGTTAAACAGCACGCTGTCAAAATTGTCACCCAGCCATGTGGTCGTTGCCGTGACGATGCTTTCCGGGTAGTAGAAGTAGTTCAGTTCCGCCGTCAGCGCAGCGTTGGGCGTGGGGCCAAGCAGGAAAGACTGCACCAGCGGAGTACCCGTCTGCGTGCCGTACAGGGCGTAATACTGCGGTGTCCCAGTGACAGCAACACTTGGAAATGACTCCCGCATGAAGTTTACATCCTTGTTCAGCAAGTAACTGAACACGCCCGCAACGGTCACACCAAAGGAAAACGAAGACAAGAAGTCTGTCGGTACTACAAGTAGCGGGTTACCAATGGTGAGTGTGAGCGTGGTATTCTTCCGCAAATTGGGAAGTTGAACCGAGTTATAGATGCGCTGCTCGGCTAGCTCCGTCATTGTGGCGAAGTCAGTCGCCGAGAACGTGTTCTCGGTGTAATCCTCAACAGCGGTCTGCAACTCGGTGTAGTTCAAGTTTCACCTCACGCCATCGGCCCGCGAGACATAAAGCCCCGCGTAGCGGCACCAGATCCACGCTGCTTGATCCCGGAGGTCTTGACAGCGGGCGGCTTGCCCATAGCAATGTTCCCCACAACCATGCAGATCTCGTCCTTGAGGGTTTCGATCTCTTGCGGTAGCCCCGACTTAGCAGGGGCCAGCTTTTTGGCTTTCATCATGTTTCACCCCGACTTCTGGTTCATGGCGCGGGCCATGTTCTTGCCCATTTTCAGACGATCCTCAGTGGTGGGACCGCCCTTCTTGAAGGCTTTCCCGCCCTTGGCGAGCTTGGTCATCGGCTTGCCGGGGTGCATCGCACGTTCGTGCTTGTGAACATCTTTCATCATCGCTCCTTAGGAAACGGACACGGTAACTGTACCAACATATCCCTGCCCGACCAAGCTGTTTGGCGTCAGGGGCGCATCAAAACCACTGGACCCACCTATCGGTGCCCAGCCCCACTCAATCACCCGGCTACCCCCGCCGAACGAGCCCGTAGCAGTCACACCAGACGAGTACCAAGTATTCGTGTCAGGCCGAGGATCGCGGATAGCCTGGGGGTCCGAGACTGGGTACATACCCAGTTGTAATTGCGGTTGATCTGGGGTCCAGCATTGGGGGCACGCTTTTATCTGTGTTTGCTTGGTTTTGACTACGAGATTCTTGAGCTTTTTGAGGTCAAAACGAAACCCGCAGACATCGCAGTAGCCGAATGCCTTTGCGCCGTTTGCAAAGCGATTGCTCACACAAACCTGCCTTTGGTCTTGCCGCGCTGCGCAATGCCGTCACCGCGATGGGACTTAACCTTGCCGCCACGTTTGTATTCCTGCTCTGGCTGACCAAAAATGTTGTTGTATTCCGTTTTGCTTACGACATCCGTCAAAGCACGTTCAGCGTCTTTGCGAGGAGCTTCTGCCCGCCGCTGCTGCGCTCGTTCACGCATAGCAGGGGCATTCCTTTCGCGTATGTATTTTGTTACGTACTCTTGCGCTTTTTCTTTGTCGCGCAATTGTTTTTGCATGTACTTACCCGCACGTTCAAACATCTCGGGAGGGAACTGTTTTTGTGCATCCAGCGCTTCTTTTGGCATAGGCTGGTTGTACAGGCTCTCAAGCCTTGTCGGTTGCCGTGGCGTCAATGCAGATCTGAGCCCTCTAAAAGCTGGAATCAAAAATTCTTCCGGGTACACACCTTCAATAGCGTCTCGCCCCGAGCGCTTAAGATCTGCCAACCGCTGCGCTTCGCGCTCACGGTCAGACATCTCAAGGAAGTGTTTTTTAGCGTAAGGGGCAGGCATAACGAACCTCAGCTAATGAAAGCTTGCCTTGGGACAAAACGTACTGCACTGCGGTCTCTGTCTTCCGTCGAGGCAAGATCCCAGTCCTGATCGTACTGCGCCTTCAGCACCTGCATTCGCTCCATTGCACCGGGGATCTTCATGGACAGGTAATACGCCAGTCCTGACACCAAAGCGGGGATGAACCTAAACGGTACATCTTGTGTGTACGTCCCGCCCGCACCAGCATCCTGAATCCGGCGCAAACGCCAGTACACCAGCGTGTACGTCTGAGAATTGTCAGGCGTGGGCCACACGGTGAACTGCGGAGCAGGGCCTTGGCGGTTGATCCAAATTTGGATTGGCCTTGCAGACTGCAGCTTGTTGGGAATGGACGAGTAGGTGGAGACTGAGATGCGCGTGATGGTCAGATCAGTCTGCGTGGAGACATTTCCCGCGCCCGTGCGAATCACATGCTCAATCAGATCCACCGTATCGGCGGGCAGCGTGTAGGTGTTTGTGCCAGCGGTCAGGACTTGTTGGCCCTGCTCAATGGTCCACATGTTTATGCCGCGATTCGACCAATCTGCAAAGAGAAGATTTAGGCTACGTCTTGCAGTGCGCAAATCATAGCCCGTGCGCAACTCAGCACCACAGCGCTCAAAGGCTTCCTCGACGTACTCATTGAGGTCGAGATTAAACGTAGCGGTGCCGGATGTTGTCATGGCTTACTTTGCTGTCAGCGCAGAACGCTTGAAGGCTTTGGCAGTAGGAGCGCCGGGAGAACCCGGCTTGCGCATGGTTTCACCCGATCCAGCGGCAATCCGCTTGCGCTTGGCGTTGATATTGGCATAGAGCCCGACCTCACCACCTTCGGCGTACTGCGTAAAGTCGGTGTTGTCACGGCGCTTCTTCACCACACCCTTGCGGATGGCTCCCATGCCACGCGAGGCCATCATACAAACTTACCCCTAGTTTTGCCACGCCGCTCGCAACCCCCACCACGGACTTTGCCACCAGAGGCGTAGTTGCTACGGCCACTCTCTTCATCTACTTCACGAAGAGCCCGCTGCATAGTTTCAAAGTTTCCCTCGTCTTCAGCACGTTGCGCCGCTTCCTTAGTCAACTTGACACGGTCACCTGTGGCAGCACGGTCAATAGCTGACCCCGCCTTGTTTACCATCTTGCGACCAATACCAGTAGATTCGTCCAGCGCCCGCCCAGCTTCATAACCGCCTTGAAGAGCAGCACCGGCCAACCCAGCCCTAGCACCAAGTCTTCGTGCTGCACGCCCACCAGCTTCTCGGACAGCTTCTCTAGCCCCACCTTTAACCCCAGATGAATCTACATTCATCCGCTTGCGGACTTTGCCAATGTCTTCGGCAGTGCGCTCAACAACATTTTCCGTTGCGCCAGGAATAGATTGCCACCTAGTAGCCATATCACACCACCTTGCATTTGGTCTTGCCACGCTGGGCGCAGCCATCAATCTTGCCGCCCTTGGCCTTCTTCACCGGCCTGACTGAAGCCCCGTCAATATCTTGAGGTGGAGTGCCCATTTCTGCTGTGTAAATGCCACCATCTACACCCTTGGCTTTTGAACGGCGCGGGGCAGGATGTCGCTTCAGGAGCGAATCAACTTCGCGTTTAGATTCTGCTGCGTAGTCCATGACTACTCCTTAACAGGCTTTGCCGCCCATTGCCATCTTCACCATCTTGCCCTTGGTCTTGCCCTTGGACTCGATACCGCCGCCCTTGGCGTAGGCCATGCCGCCGCCCATCATCTTCTTGCCCTTGGCCTCAGCCATCTCGTGCTTGAGCATCGACTTCGGAGCGCCCTTCTTCTTCATGAAGGACACTTCCTTCTTCATCATTTCCTTGGACTCTTTCATACTGCCTCCTTCGGCATGTGCTTTGGGACCAACAAACTTCTTCGCTACGCTGGGTGGGACATCTGTCTTGCCTGCAAGTGAAGCATACATAAACCTGCGCTGTTTATCCGACTGGACTGGCACTACTTTCTCCCGGTCCACGATTTGATCGTGTCGGTTTCCCAGATGCGAATCCCGGTCCACACAATGGTAAAGATCGCTGCAATAGCAGGTAAAAATTCCACGAGCGTGCCAACCACTGTAACGACTGATAGGGCGTCAACAGCATGTTTTGTGCCCTCAGAAATTTCGTGTTTCATGTTAACAGTTCCACGCCCTAAGTGATTTATTGATACGAGAGTTCGGATCTTTAGCCGTCTTCTCGCTGGTGAGCTTATTCTTCATGCCCTTCATACGGGCGCAGAATGAATCACGGCGCGGGCCACCTTCAGGCTGCGGGGCTTTGAGCCCAGGCTTGCCGGGGTTGGCTTTGTTGTAGGAAGCCCGCCCTTTGGCGTTTAACCCGCCCTTCTCGGACTTGCCTTCCTTGCGTTGCCACGCTGGGGACTTAGCCATCATCAGTCCTTCAGAGCCAGGAACTGGGGGAGTGTCAGGCAGTCATTGCTGCCCGAGGTTAGCGTGCGGCTCACATAGGTCCACACAGCTTGCGCAAGCGTATCGTAGTCTACTCCGCCAGATGCTGCAAGGTTCAACTTGTTGCCCATCGTCCCTGAGT